TTACTAACGGACCAAGTATTGCCATCACAAACGAAGAAGCAGATATGCTTTTACAGTTTGACGAAGACACGCCTGTCATGGCGAAAAATGATATGGACGATCGACAACAACTAATGGCTAATCAACTAGTAAACAAAAATCTATTAACAAGAAAAAATGAAAACGGCCGAGTCACTTATAAAAAAACAAGCAGGTAAAGCAATTGTAGACCTAATGCTGGTTAAATTAGACCAGTGGGCGAAACACGAATTTAATTACGTAAGACACGCACTAGATATTCCAGTTCTGTTACCACTAAACGATAAAACATGGGTCTTGGGAAATTTTTACATCAAGCATCTGGCACAACACAAATTCCAAGTAACACAAGACCGTAAACTAGTCCACACATTTTATAGCAAACAAGCGGCGGTATTTTACACAGTCCTGACGAAACTACACAAATACAAAACAGCAGACGACATACTGGACAAGGATAGATGCGTAGCCAAATACAACGACGAACTAGAGTTCTATTCTAAGAAACTACTGCAAAAGAAAAAGATAGATCCATTTAAATTACAGTTATGGCAAACAAGATATTTTGAAGCTAAAGCACAGTATGCCGCTGCTAAAGAACAATTAGAGAAAAAGTTATTAAACGTTAAATATATGAAAGTTTGGTCCCAGATTCTTGGTGACCAAACTAGTCCAAGAAATGGATAACTGATAAATAACATATAAAATCTGGGAAAGAGATTATGAATTTAAAAGAGTTAACACCCAAGACCACCAAACGTTTGAACAAAGTTATGGAAAGTCGCTTTGGGTTTGCAATTGATTACGACAAACTAACTTATGCAAAAGCACAGCGTCTAAGCTATGCATTAAGCGAAAACTTAAATGCAATCCGCAAAAGCTACGGTGCTCACACAGCCGAAAAGAATCCTAAGTATATGGAAATGCTTATGGTTCGTGAAGGCCTACACACATGGTTAGCTCAAAACAATCCGCTAATGGAAGGCGAACTAGAAACAGCAGAAGCAGTTCTAGCAGCTAAGGACATGGTCGATAGCGTTCAGGACATGATTACTGATGCTAGCAAAATGCTTAACGAAGAGCTACCTCCATTACTAGACACTATCCGTGATCAAGTGGGAACAGCACAAGCTGATTCTTATAAGAACACAGTAACCAGCGCACTACAAGGTTTAATGGACGCACTAAACAGCGCCCGTGATGCACTAGACAGTGGCGCCCGTGTGCTAGCAGGTGAGGAAATGGCTGCTCCTATGCTGGGCGCAGGTCCTGAAGTTGGTGAAGTTCCTCCCCCACCAGAGGGCAGTGACTTTGATACAGACGAGTTTGCAGCAGCAGATGCAGCAGCCGGTGGCGAAGAGCCTGTAGGAAGAGAACGCCGTTAATATGCGTTTCAGTGAAATTATTCGCGAAGAAAGTGAAGAGCAGAAAAGCATTGATAACAATGTGATTACTGCTCTAAACTTGATTCAAAATAGAATCATAGATCAGAACTTAGAACCAACTGTTCCTGTGAACGTGGTTCTACAGTTTATTAAGAATACCGGACTCCCTGGCTTTAATTACAATGATTTGATTACAGCCAACGAGGACGAAGAAGCAATCAAAAATATCATCAAAAATATTACCCCAGAAGGGATCACATTTGTAACTGACACAGCTACAGATCGTGTAGTCAATACGCAGGATCAGGCTACTGGTGCAACCAATCCAGAACAGACTGTATCTAATATGGCCAAAGCTGCCATGAAGCGTAGACAAAAGTAATTAAATACGTTAAAATACATTAAGGAGATCTTTATGGCCTATTCGGATAGGGTCGTGGATCACTATGAGAATCCACGAAATGTCGGCACGTTCGACAAAAACGATGACAACGTCGGCACAGGTATGGTAGGCGCACCAGCTTGCGGTGACGTTATGAAATTACAAATTAAGGTAAACAATGAAACCGGTATTATTGAGGACGCCCGTTTTAAGACGTATGGATGCGGGTCGGCAATCGCGAGCAGTTCTCTTGTCACAGAATGGGTCAAAGGCAAAACTCTTGACGAAGCAGCAAGCATTAAGAATAGTGAGATTGCAGAAGAACTCGCCCTCCCTCCGGTTAAAATACACTGTTCAATTCTTGCTGAAGATGCGATTAAGGCGGCAGTAAATGATTACCGTAACAAACACAGCAGCTAAAAAGATACAACAGCAGTTGGATAAACGCGGCCGAGGCTTAGGGCTTCGTGTTGGTGTTAAAACTACTGGTTGCAGTGGACTAGCTTATGTGTTAGAATATGTGGATGAACTCGCAGCAGGCGATCAATGTTTCGAATGCCAAGGTTGCAAGATATTTGTGGATGCCAAAAGTTGCCCATACTTGCAGGGTGTTGAAATCGACTACGTTCGAAACGGACTAAATGAAGGTTTCGAATTTCGCAATCCAAACGAAAGAGATCGTTGCGGTTGTGGGGAAAGTTTTAGAGTATAATGTTAATCAACAAATTTAATTACGCACCACTGTCTAGGGAAAGCGTAGATGGCAAACGTCACTACTGCTTGCCAGATGGATCTAAGGTGCCCAGTGTTACTACAATCCTAGATAAAACCAAACCAGAGGAAAAGCGTTTGGCCTTGGCCAATTGGAAGCGTCGAGTAGGCGAACAGCAAGCACAGCAAATTACAACTGAAGCTGCCAGTCGAGGCACCAGAATGCACAAGTGGCTAGAGACTTACGTTAAAGAAGGTGACATGGGCCAGCCTGGGACTAACCCTTATAGCTTGCAAAGCCACGCAATGGCCAATATCATTGTGTTCGAAGGGCTGGCTAAGAACGTTACTGAATTTTGGGGCGTAGAAGTGCCTATTTACTATAGTGGCCTCTATGCGGGCACCACTGACTGTATTGGCGTTTGGAAGGGCAAACCAGCTATTTTAGACTTCAAACAGACTAATAAACCCAAGAAAAGGGAGTGGATCGACGACTATTTTATGCAGTTGGCGGCCTATGCACTGGCACACAATAATACTCACGGAACTAGCATTACAGACGGGGTTATTTTAATGTGCAGTGCCGACAACGAGTATCAAGAATTTGAAGTAACTGCTAGCGAGTTTGAACATTACACAAACGAGTGGCTCAAGCGTGTGGAGCTATATTATCTATCAAACTAAATAGTGTATAGGGAATAGATAAAATGGCAATTGTTCAGATTAGTCAAATTAAACATAGACATGGTGTTCAAACTGATTTACCTCAGTTAGCTACAGCCGAACTAGGTTGGAGCGTTGACACACGTAAGTTATACATTGGTAACGGCACATTGGCCGAAGGCGCACCAGAAGTTGGCAACACAGAAATTTTAACTGAGTTCAGCAACTTACCTAACTACACAGTCTATACACAAGGTTTGGCCAACAACGTAACTGCCAATTTAGGCTATGGTATTGCCGACTACAACAAGCCTGCCATTTACATTCAGTATTCGATTGTAAGAGACACACACAGCAGAGTGGGTTGGATCAAAATGGCTCGCAATACTACTACCAACTCTGTAATGTATGACGAAGAATTTACTGATACTTCTCCTCCAGGATTAGATGTTATTGGTGTAACATTTGGTTATGTTGCTGTGGGCACAAGTGGTCCCGGCGCATATGCACAAATCACTGCAACTACTACCGACAGTGGTTTTAATGCAAATATCCAATATACCGTTAGCACTCTTTCTTTCTAAATTTTATAATATCAAAAAACGATGTGGAATCTATTACCCAGCGAGAGACTTCGCTGTTGGCAGGATTTTCGTAAATCCATCAGCCAAAAATCTTTCGAAGAAGCACTTAAAGACACGCAACACCTTTGGAGTTATGCTCCATACGTTGCACACTACTTAACAACAGATCGTATCAAAGAATGGCCGGGACCATGGGAATTGGTTTACGAGAACTACTATTGTGATCTTGCAAAAGCGTTAGGTATAGTGTATACTTTATATCTAAGTGATCATTGTCCAGAAATGGAAATAAGAATATATAATGAACCTTCAACCAAGGAACAGTATAATTTAGTTTGGATTGCCAAAGGAAAATATGTTCTTAATTTGGTTCATGATGAAGTCGTAAATAAAGCACAAGTTGACAAAAACCTTAAGTTAGTTAAAGTCCTCACCGTCGAGGATTTAGGACTTACCGAATTACAATAAAGAGAACAGTATCAATGAACACAATTCAAGTAATTAAACGAACCGGAAAAAAAGAGCCCCTCACAATCGAAAAATGGCAAATGCAAGTGGCCAAAGTTTGCAGTGGTATTGCAGACGTTAGTCAATCAATGATTGAAATCAAAGCACAACCTCACTTCTACGATGGCATCACTACAAAAGAAATTGATGAAATCACACTGCGTGCTTGCGTAGATTTGATTGACGTAGAAGCCAACCCAGACCTTGGCAACGTAAACTATCAATACGTAGCAGGCAAGCAACGACTCAGCATGTTGCGTAAAGATGTTTACGGCAGCTATGAAGTGCCGCATCTGTTGGACATTGTTAAGAAGAATATTGGTGTAGGTCTTTATACTCCTGAATTACTTGAATGGTATAGCGAAGATGATTGGAACCGAATGAACGACATGCTGGATCACAGCAAGGACGAACATTACAGCTATGCCGCCATCGAACAGCTAATTGAAAAGTATCTAGTTCGTAATCGTGCCACAAAGGAAATTTACGAAACACCACAGATCCGTTATATGATTGCGGCTGCAACTGTGTTCCACAAAGAAGAGCCCAATAGTGCTCGTATGCGTTATATCAAGGAGTATTACAATGCGGCGTCTGATGGCCTCTTTACTCTTGCTACCCCCGTTCTTGCTGGCCTTGGTACTCCCACAAAACAGTTTAGTTCCTGCGTTCTTATTCGCAGTGATGATGATCTTGATTCCATTTTTGCTTCGGGGGAGATGATGGCCAAGTATGCCAGCAAGCGTGCTGGCATTGGTTTAGAGATTGGTCGTCTACGTCCTTTGGGCAGTCCAATTCGTGGCGGCGAAATCATGCATACTGGCATGATCCCATTTCTAAAGAAGTGGTTTGGTGATTTACGTTCATGCAGTCAAGGCGGAATTCGTAATGCAAGTGCAACTGTTTTTTATCCCATCTGGCATCATCAATTTGATGACCTTATCGTCCTCAAAAATAATCAAGGCACGGACGAGACCCGAGTTCGACACATGGACTACGGGGTGGTGCTTTCTGCTTTTTTCTGGCGTAGATTTAGAAACAGGGAAAACATCACGTTTTTTGTCCCTAACGAGGTCCCGGATCTTTATGAAGCTTTCTATAGAGATACTGCCCTATTTGAAGAGCTTTATGTCAAATATGAAAAACGCAAGGATCTGCGTAAGAAAGTAATGTCAGCTGAGGAAGTATTCAAGGGCGGCATTCTTAAAGAGCGCACTGACACTGGACGTATCTATCTTGTGTTCATCGACAACGTTATGAACCAAGGACCCTTCGACCCCGAATACCATACCATTTATCAAAGTAATCTTTGCTGTGAAATTCTTTTACCCACAAAACCCTTCAAGCGTTTGGACGATACCGAGGGCAGGATCGCCCTTTGCACGTTGGGTTCGATCAATTGGGGTGCGTTCAGGAATCCCGAAGACATGCGCCGTGCTTGCCGAATTCTTCAAAGATCCCTGTGCAATATCCTCGACTACCAAGACTTTTTATCGATTCAAAGCAAACTCTCAAACGACGAAATCCAACCGCTGGGTATCGGTGTTACGAACCTTGCTTACTGGCACGCAAAGCGTGGACTCCAGTATGGCAATAATGATGCTTTGGCAGAGGTTAAATCCTGGATGGAGCATCAAGCGTATTACCTTACCGAAGCTTCAGTGGAATTGGCCAAGGAACGTGGCCGTTGTAAAGATAGCGATAGGACATGGTATGGAAGAGGTGTGTTTCCTTGGGAACGTAGATCAAAAGGCGTTGACGAACTCACTAGCTTCAAACCCGAACTTAATTGGGAGGGTCTACGTGCAGAAATGCGGGCATATGGTGTTCGGAATGCTACACTTATGGCCATCGCGCCCGTCGAATCTAGCTCAGTGGTCATCAATTCTACAAACGGCATTGAAATGCCAATGAGTCTGATCACTGTTAAAGAAAGTAAAGCTGGCTCGTTTACACAAGTTGTTCCTGAATATCAAAAGCTAAAAAACAAATATCAATTGATGTGGGATCAAAAGGATTGTGACGGATACTTAAAGACTGCGGCAGTGTTGCAAGCATACATTGACCAAAGTATCAGCACCAACACTTTCTACAATCCTGCACACTTTGCAGATCGTAAAGTGCCAACTACACTAATTGCTAAGAACTTGATGCAAGCACATATGTGGGGAATTAAGACTTTCTACTATAGCTTGATTAACAAGCAAGGTTCTAAGGGTGCGAAACCTTCGCCAGACGATTTACAAAAAATGTGGACCGCATTGAAGGTTGAAAATTCTATTACTGTTGAAGACGATCAAGAAGATTGCGAATCTTGTAAACTATAAAGGCCCACAAATGAAAAAGTTTTTGCTATTACTAGCATTTCTATCTTCATCTGTATTTGCAGGTGAACTGACTATTTGCCAAGGCAAGTATGCATTGTGTGCTGCCAGCACCTGCACTAAAACAGGCAAGACTATTACTACTAACAACGGACAAACGTATCCAGAAGTGATTTGCACTTGCCCTGTGTTGGATGGCAAAAGCATTGCCGACACTAGTGCTGGTGTTATGAAAGGTTCTTGCGACGTGCCAGATCCTACTACACAAGTTTGGAGTCTGTTTGCACCACGCTTTCATTATCCACAAGAAGCCAGCAACTTTGTAACTACACCTAAAAGTGCAACTAGAGCCAAAGTGCAAGCATGCCCAGGCGACCTGGCAAAGGTTCCGCCAACTGCTTTGGTATGATGTGTAGAGTTAGAAAGAATCCTATTAACGGAACTACCGTTGCTGATTGCAGTTGCCCTATTGCACAGATTCCCAAGGGCACAGAGTTCTTAACAGAAGCGGGGCAGGGCAATCCAGCTGCCTGCGCCAAACATCCAGTTGCAGCACCTGATCCACTTGCTGACGCAGTTTTAAACAAGAAGAAAAAATGAGCAGACAACAATACAACCTAACAACTAAGACAGACTATCTCAATCGTAAGATGTTTTTGGACCCAGAAGGCCCAGTCACTATTCAACGTTTTGAAGAAGTCAAATATAACAAGCTACAAGAGATTGAGCAAACAGCACGAGGCTTCTTTTGGGTCCCAGAAGAAATCAGTCTAACTAAAGATGCTGCTGACTTTAAAGATGCTAGCGACACTGTGCGCCATATCTTTACCAGTAACTTGCTACGCCAAACAGCATTGGACAGTTTACAAGGCCGCGGTCCAAGTCAAATCTTCACACCTGTGTGCAGTATTCCTGAACTTGAGGCATTGATGTATAACTGGAGTTTCTTCGAAACTAATATCCATAGTCGTAGCTACAGCCATATCATTCGCAACATTTACAACGTGCCCAAGGATGTGTTCAACACTATCCATGACACTAAAGAAATTGTAGACATGGCCTCAAGCGTCGGCAAATATTATGATGATCTTCACAAGTTAAACTGCATCAAAGAAACAGACGATGACCCAAATAACTGTCCTGAAGAAGCACACATCAAAGCAATTTGGTTAGCACTGCATGCCAGCTATGCGCTGGAAGCATTCCGCTTTATGGTCAGCTTTGCAACTAGCTTGGCCATGGTTGAGAACAAGATCTTTATTGGTAATGGCAATATTATTAGTTTGATTCTACAAGACGAACTGTTGCACAAGGAATGGACCGCTTGGCTTATTAATCGTGTTGTAAAAGAAGATCCACGTTTTGCAAAAGCAAAGATCGAATGCGAAGCAGAAGTTTATCAAATTTACATGGATGTGATCCGTGAAGAAAAAGCATGGGCAGACTACTTGTTTAAGTTCGGTCCTGTTATTGGTCTTAACGCCAACATCCTCAAAGACTTTGTGGACTACACTGCTAACCTTGCGTTAAAAGATATCGGCATCAAATACAATCACCCTGCTCCTAAGTCTACTCCTATTCCTTGGTTCAACAAGCATAGCGATACTAGCAAAAAGCAGACTGCGCTACAGGAAAACGAAAGCACCAACTATGTCATCGGTGTCATGGGTGACAGTTTGGACTACGAATCTTTGCCTAGCATTTAATTAGGCTAATTAATAGACAAGGAAGAAAAATGCTAACAGTATATTCAAAAAACAATTGCCCATTTTGCGTTCAAGCAAAAAACTTACTAGCCCTAAAAAACATTCCCTTCGAAGAAGTTAAAGTAGACGAAGTGCCAGAAGCCAGACAATTTATTGTTGATGCTGGACATAGAACAGTGCCACAAATTTATAAAGATGGCAAGCTATTTGTCGAAGGCGGATTTCAAGGACTTTCAAAATTAACTGAAGATCAACTAAAGGAAAAACTAAGTGTTAATGAATAAATCGTATCAAGCAGGCGAAATCGTCTGCTTCAAAATGGTTAACGGTGACGAAATCGTTGCCAAGATTGTAGATGCACATTTAACTGGCTGGGTCGTAAGTCGCCCTTGCACAGTTATCCCTAGTCCTCAAGGTCTTGGATTGATGCAGAGCCTGTTTTCTGCGGATATAAATAAGGATGTAGAGCTTAAAAAAGAACATGTAATGTTGCATGCGCCTGTAATTAAGCAACTCGAGGACCATTACCTCCAAACCACAACTGGAATTCAAACAGTAAGTAAAGGTCCTATCGTAGTATAAGGATCACATATGGCCGGCGGAATAGCAAGAGTAGGAGACATTTTAGGAGCAGGCTGATTACTAACTGCACCTTTTAGCCCTGACGTAACTGTTAATGGACGTCCAGTAGCGTTACTTGGGTGTGCGTATACTGCACATCCTCCTTGCAGTCCAAAATTTCCATTGCATTGCTTTGGTCCAACATTCGATACTCCAGCCGGCGTTAGTGTCAATGGTATCCCGCCTATTACAAAAAGCGGC